CCACGCAAAGTGCAACTGACCTCAACGCAGGTTTCTCTCGCCAAGAGACTTGGTCTGTCAAATGAACAATATGCGGCGCAATTAATGAAGGAAGTGAAATCATGACGAACCGAAACTCACGCAACACAGAGACTCGTGAAGAGTCAAAACGTAAGGTGTCGTGGACGAGACCTTCGTTGTTACCAACCCCCGAACCCAAAGATGGTATTGAATACCGTTGGATTCGCACATCAACACTTGGGAACAGTGACAATACGAATGTATCTTCCAGATTTCGTGAGGGATGGACACCTGTTCGGAAAGAGGAACACCCAAACCTTCAAGTTGTGTCTGATATCGATTCTCGATTTACAGACAATATTGAGGTCGGTGGATTGCTGCTATGTCAGAATACTACCGAAAATGTGCAAGCTAGACGTGATGCACAGCTCCTACAGGCAGAAAGCCAAATGGATGCTGTGGATAACAGCTACTTGCGTAACTCAGACCCTCGTATGCCAGTTCTGAAACCAGAGCGAAGCACACGGAACTCGTTTGGCAAGTGACTCGAAAGGGTAGCTTGTCGTAATTTTAAACTTTTAGGAGTATGAGACATGGCTACTACAGCAGCTCCATATGGACTACGTCCGATCAGACGATCAGACGGAATGCCGTATGCAGGTTCTACGAACCAATATCTCATCGATCCCGCAGGTGAAGGTACAAACCTATTTTATGGTCAAGCCGTCATCATTGGGGCAGATGGGTACATTGCGTTGGCTACAGGTTCAGGTGCAGACCTAACCTCCAATAGCATATCAGGCACTTCAGGCGTTGGCGCAATAGGCGTTTTCGTTGGTTGTGAATACGTTAACTCTTCAGGTCAACTGATACAAGATCAGCATTACCCAACTGGTACATCCAATGGTGATGCAATTAAAGCCTATGTGATTGATGATCCAAATGTATTATTCCAAGCACAGCTTGATGGTACAGGTGCTCAAACAATCATTGGCACAAACACATTCTTTGCGGCAGTACAGTCTACTTCGACAGGTTCTACCTCGACAGGTAACTCTACATCTGCATTGGATGCTACTGTAAAAACGGCTGCGGCAGCATTCCGCATCGTTTCTCATGTGTCACCTGCTAGTGATGCGTTCCCAGATGTACTTGTAAAGTTCAATCCAGGCGCTCACCAGATGACAAATAACGTTGGCTTATAAGGAGTTTAGACGATGGCTATATCACGCGCACAGCTCCTCAAAGAGCTATTACCAGGACTTAACGCATTATTCGGTTTAGAGTACGAGAAGTACGAGGGCGAACATGCAGAGGTCTATGAAACTGAGAACTCAGATCGCAGTTTTGAAGAAGAAGTGAAGTTGTCAGGATTTGGCGCTGCCCCAGTGAAAGCTGAAGGCGCATCAATATCTTACGACAATGCACAAGAATCATTCACAGCTCGTTACAACCACGAAACGGTTGCAATGGGATTTTCCATTACTGAAGAAGCAATGGAAGACAATCTGTATGATTCACTATCTGCTCGTTATACCAAAGCATTAGCTAGAGGTATGGCATATACAAAGCAGGTTAAAGCGGCATCTTTGCTTAATACAGGCTTTACTACATTCAACTCAGGGGACGGTGTAACTTTGTTTTCAACCAGTCACCCAACAGTTGAAGGTGGTTCAAACGCAAACCGTCCTGCGGTTGCGGCTGACTTGAACGAAACATCTTTAGAGCAAGCGGTTATTAATATTGCTGCGTTCACTGACGAACGTGGTTTATTGATTGCGGCACGTCCTCGTAAGTTGATCGTTCCGCCTGCATTGATGTTTGTTGCGACTCGCTTGTTGCAGACAGATCTTCGTGTCGGAACAGCAGATAACGATATTAACGCACTTAATACCAATGGCTCCATACCAGAAGGTTACCGTGTAAATCATTATCTAACTGATAACGATGCGTTCTTCTTAACCACAGATGTTCCAAACGGCATGAAGCACTTTGTGCGTACTGCTATGCAGACATCTATGGACGGAGACTTCGATACAGGAAACGTTCGCTACAAAGCGAGAGAGCGTTACTCTTTCGGTGTATCAGATCCATTAGGAATGTATGGATCTCCAGGTGCATAAGTTCAATTGAACTTTTACAGGGGCGGGTTTACTCGCCCCTTTCTTTTTTCGTAAGATATGTTATTGTTAATTTATCCCTGACAGCGGCATGATGCTGCTGACGTAACCCAAGACAGGAGATCAACATGGGTACTACAACTTTCTCAGGCCCGATTCGGGCAGGTAATATTAGAAACACAACGGGTACTGTCGTTGGAACAGACATAGCAAACGTTGGCTATGTTGTAATGACTCAGCAACATGTAATGGATATTTCTGGCGGTGCTGTTGCAGCAGAAGCTACAAATATAGTAATTCCCGCTAACTCAAAAATCGTAGACATAATTGTCGATTTAGAAGTGGCTGCTAACACCACAACAAATATTAGTGTTGGTGATACTGTAGGCGGTGCAGCAACTCTTGTTAATGCTGTTGCTTCTGGAACTACTGTAGGTATCAAAGCTTTAGGTGCTTCTGGTGGCGGTACACTTACATGGAAGAATACTGGTACATCCGATTTAAAATTAACAGCTACTTCAAGTGCAGGTACAAATGCGGGATCAGTTGTTATAACAGTAATGTATGCTCAGGCTTTTAATACTGCTGTTCAACCTTAATAGGAGATAGACATGGCAGGACAAGAGATACGGGCTTTTAACGTAGCTACTTCGGGTTTCTCAGCAGGTCTAGTTGGGCCTTCTCGCAGCAGATTGCAAGGGGTTCTAGTATACGCAACAAACACAACCGCTTTTACAATTAAGAATGGTTCTGCCACAGGAGCCACACTTCTTGACCTTACCATTCCTGCGGGGTGGAACGATGTGTTCCTTCCTAACGATGGCATACTGGCAGATGATGGTTGTTTTGTTTCTGCGTTGAGCGGATCTGGATCAGTGATTACTCTTCTACTGGAGTAGATATGGCTGAAAAAAAATCAAAGAAAGATCCCCGTCTTGCAAAGGCAGGGGTCTCTGGTTTCAACCAACCAAAGCGTACACCTAGTCATCCCACTAAGTCACATGTTGTTGTGGCAAAGCAAGGGGATCAGGTAAAGACAATTCGTTTTGGTCAACAAGGCGTTAAGACAAATCAAACTGTAGGTCAGCGTAAAGCTTTTAAATCTAGACATGCTAAGAATATTAGCAAAGGCAAGATGAGTGCAGCATACTGGGCAGACAAAACTAAATGGAGTCCAAGCAAAACAAAGTCTAGCTCTCCTAAATGGAAGAAGGGGTCATGACGATCTCTCGTGCTCAGATGGGAAGTCAATTGAAAGGTAACAAAATGGCATATGAGAGAAAGCATCCTTCCCCACTTGTGGAAGCCATTGGTAAATTTGTTCGTAAAAGAAAAGCAAAAAAGGATTCATCTAAAGCTACAAAAGCTAATGAAAAAAAAGTTGCAATGCAAAAAACAATTAGAGGTGCCGAAGCTAAAAGAAAAAAAAGCATTTCTAAAAACATGGCTCCTTCAAGTATTAGCTCTACAGGTGATGACGCTAAAGACCTTAATATAATTCGTATGGGCAAAGGTGGAAAGACTGAGAGTAAAGTTAATGAAGCAGGTAACTATACTCAGCCCACAAAAAGAAAGCGTATATTTAATAGAATAAAAGCAGGTGGTAAGGGCGGAGCACCTGGACAATGGTCTGCTAGAAAAGCTCAGATGCTTGCTAAAGCTTACAAAAAAGCAGGGGGAGGTTACAAAGATTGATGGCACTTACTAATAAAAATAGAAGGAAAGTAAAGAAAGTCGTAAAGGGTTTAAACAAAGCTTCAAAGACACACGCTAGTCAGGCTAAAACTTTAAAAGGTATAATAAGAAATGGCTCTAAAAAAGTCTCAAAAAAGCCTTAAATCTTGGACTAAACAGAAGTGGCGAACTAAAAGTGGCAAGCCTTCTACCCAAGGTGGTAATGCTACTGGCGAACGCTACCTCCCTTCTTCGGCTATTAAGTCTCTTAGCCCTTCTGAGTATGCAGCCACATCAAGAGCAAAGCGAGCAGGCAAGGCTTCAGGCAAGCAGTATGTGGCTCAACCTAAAAAAATTGCAAAGAAAACGAAACGATACAGAAGTGTAGTTACATAGGAAACCATCATGGCAGTAGTAACACCAGATCTAGCAGAGTTATTTGAAGAAGCTTACGAGCGAGCAGGTCTTGAGATGCGTTCAGGCTATGATCTTAAAACGGCTCGTAGGAGCCTTAACATTTTAACATTGGAGTGGCAAAACCGTGGGCTTAATCTCTTCACTATTGAATCTAATACTCTATCCATTACGGCAGGTACTGCGACTTATACGCTACCTTCGGACACGATT